TTAATCTCCTTTCTCTTTAATCCGTTCTAACACATCTCTGTTGGCTTCCAATATTTCATCGAAAGAAGGAATAGGCATCCAGTGGGTTACACGCACCAAAGATGAATTAGGTAAGAATATCCGACGCTCCGACTCCCATTGTCCATCCTCATAATACAATCCAACAAAGTATCCCACTTTATAGATATCATTCCATTCTACTGTGAAGAATACACCTGTATTCCCTTCTGGCAACCTGTCCTCTACGCTTATCCACGGGGATTGCTTTGCCTGCCATTCAGCACCGGATTTGAAAGCACATTCGCGCATATCCTTAGCATCACAGCTATCATACATCGGAGAAGGATAACCTTCTTCTTTTTGACATTCAAGAGCATATTTTTCTGCTGCTTTTTCTATTTGCTTCATAATTAGTCTGTTTTACGGTTTTCTCTTAATTTTTCTTCACTTTCGGTCATATTAGAAAGGTCGACAAGATTAGAAATAGTATTTGTATTATTGGGTTTGCAATACAAACACATTTGGGTAAAAGGTGAATATACCCTCCCACACTTCGGGCAAATCCAACCTTGCTGCCCGAACATTCCGTTATACGGATTAATTGCGCTTAATTCTTGTTCCATTTTTATGGTTTATTAGATTAGTATTTCTTCCCATGCATTTTTTCACGGAGTTCGTTATACTTCATTTTCTGCTCGATGTGCCAGAGCAAATCAATATCAAGTATATCCGACAATACGAATACTTGTGTAATCGCATAATTAACCTGCTCTTCCAATGAGTATTTATAGTTCATTATGTCTTTTACGATGGCATAGATGTTTTCCGTGAAAGTCTTTTTCTTGGATACTACATTGACAAGTGCAAACCTGTTAAGATTCAGATTTCGCAATCCAGCCAAATCCAGTAAGCGGATTACAGCATCGGCAAGCTCCTCTTCAACGCTTCCTTTGATATAATTATCAAATATAACCTTGCAGAACTTCACATTTTGTATGAGTTCATAGGTCTCTTTCGCATCTTTATTGAATTGTTTTCCTTTCCTATCTGCCTCCACAGCCTCCATTAGCTCCGATATTATTAGGCAAAGACAATGTTCATTGCTCAACTCCTGATCGTGAAATCCGTGCTCACAAGCGTTTTTGTAGGCCATATCACGGAGGGTATTCAAATCTATTTTGCTCATCATATTTATCTTGAATTATTGAAATAGCGATTGCTGGATACGTGATAACACAAATTTATTCGCATCAGCAAAGAACTTTTTTTTAATCTCAAATCCGTATGCCCTGCGTCCCAACTGGGCAGCAGCTAATAAGGTAGAACCGCTTCCGGCACATGGATCAATAACGACATCACCTTTGTCGGTGAATATCTCTATCAGTCTACGAAGCAAAGGAACCGGCTTTTGCGTGCTATGAACCTTCGGAGTTTCATTGTCCAACACCCAATCAAAGCAATTGAAGATCATCCGACCATCGTTGTTAAACTTTGGAAGTTTATCGCGGTAAAGCAACAATCCATATTCACAATTGCCGACTATCTTCATATTGGCTTTCAAGACTTGCGCTGAAAAGTTCTTTCTAAACACAAGATTGATGTAATTATTCAGCCCATATCTTTTACCCAGTTCAATATACCGGAACTGGTCTTCAAATTCACAAAAGATTATCATACAAGGCGCCTTGCCTTTTTCTTTGGGTTCCTTTACAAGCATTTGGGAGCAGAAGTGCATAAACTCGGCAGGGCGAAAATCTTTATCGGTATCAAAGAATTGTTTGCCGGCCTTATCACTTTCCCCGTTCTTGTTATCTCCGTCCACATACCATGAAGGGTTAGAAGCATAAGCACTATTGCCTAAATTGTAAGGGACATCGGCTATAATTAACTGGGCTTTTGGGATTCCATAAGAACGGAAATTTTGGAAATGGTCATTGAATAACTTAGGTTTTATATTTTTATCCATTTTAATCCTCCTGATGTTTTACTCCTGCCATTTAATACTTGAGATATAGCCCCTTTACATAAACCTTTTGATTTTTCTGCTAATCTTACAGATTCAAAAACCTCGCCTGTGTTAACACATTTTACCATTGTATAAGAATGTCTCTTTTGATGTAATTCCCTATATGCATGTTTTAAATTATCACTTCGGCTACACCACTCTAAATTATCAACATGGTTATTGCATTTATTACCATCTTTATGATTAACTTGTTCAAGGTTTAAAGGGTTATTTATAAAGGTTTTTGCAACAAGTCTATGAACTGTGAAAGCCTTAGTTTTATTCCCTATTCTTAGCCAAACGATACAATATCCATTATTTTGAATACCGTATTTAATAATTCTTCCTTTATGTATACATGTATGTCCATTTTTACAATATCTTTTTCTATCAACAGATTTTATTCTACCAAAAGAAGATGCTTGGTATGAATAGTCTGTTTCAGGAATAATTTTCCAAACTTCTTGGAAATGGTCATTATATAGTTCTATTTCTTTCATTTCTGTTCTGATTTGAATTAAACTTCTTATTCGCAAAGTCCATGATAAAGGCTCATGCAACTATATCCGCCTTCTGGTTCAAACATATCATCCATACCTACATCGTTACGGTTTACATACTCGAAAACTTCCTGTACTGTTGGATAATTCCTATTCTTGCAGAAGCGTTTGGGGATGTAACTGGGTGAGAAGAAAGACGAACCTTTTGAAGTTTCTTCTTTTATCCTTTGCTCTGCATCTATCAAGCGGTTACGCCCGAACTCTTCTTGTGAAATGAGTTTGACTTCCTGCTTTCGGCACATAATACAAGGATAGCAACCAACACGGGAAAATCCACGAGAATATAAAGGATTTGGCTTTTGTCCGGCAGATAAGATATGATTTATTACTTCTTGTGCCGACCACTGAAAAATCGGACGGGAAACGCTTGCATCATAGTGTTCACACCATTTAAGTACATCTTTTCTACGATAATCCTGCTTCCATACTTCAACAATCTTTCCTTTGCGATTCTTTTTAATGCGTTCGTAATACTCCCCAAAGTAGTTGCATTCATAGGGAAGTTTAGCACGCTCTTTACTTTCCTTTGCCCGGATGCCTTGTATAATCACGCAAGGTTCAGTAAGTGAGAGAATGTAATCAATCATCGGTTTAATTTTCAATTCCGAAGTACAAAACCTTCTTTGGGAAGACGGGAACCGGGAGCGCTTGATAGACATATCTACAAAATCAGTATATTTCTTGCTTCTCAAAACTACTAATTTAACATCAAGCTGTTTGCACACGTCACTAATATGTTGATAGGTTTCGGGATGCTCCCAACCAGTATCACAGAAAACAGCTTCTATTTTATCAGCTCCGTATTTATTGGTAGCCTGGATTAAACAGGCTTGCGAATCCTTACCACCGGAAAAACTTACTATTATCTTCATTTGATTCCTTTCTAAATTAATTTGAACTATTTATATTTTACTTCTCTACTTTTGCCAAATCAGTGAATGGTATTTGGTGTCCAGCCTGAAAGCTATCAGTGAATCTTCCCAAGATACACCAAAGTTGGTTTTCGTAAATGTCTCCTTCTTTATAGTCTGTTTTCTCCGAGGAAAATACTTTTGGATACCGTTCCTTCCACTGTTTATTATCTTCATTAAGAACGGAAGCTCCATACGCTGTTAACGTGACTTTAACTTGGTCATTTAGTTCCATTTTATTCTTGTATTGAGGGTCATTCATCATCGAACTCTTCATCACCCGGCTTGGATATCTTGCCATATTGCATCAGATATTCAACTGCAAGACTATTACACATGTGGCTTGCCTCTAATAGATTTACGTTTGTTTCTCCAAGCAGTGTTTTGAAAATCCGACAATTTGCGTGCATTAATGCCATTCCAAATTCAACAGCATTCACTTCTCTGTCACCTAAGTAATTTTCACAGTCTTCTTCTTGAAACATCTCAAAAATCTGTGCTGTGAGCATAGCAGAGTATTGAAGTATTCTTTTCTGTTTTTCATCCATAGTCTTATTCATTATTATTCTGTTTTACGCAAATCATTGATAATAATTCAAGAACTTGCAAGGTTAATTAATTGTATCCATTAAGTAGTCTGATATTGCGTAGACTACCAGATAAAATAAGATGTTAACTCCTAGGAGAAGGAGGATGTTTAGCAACACTCTCATAACTAATCCAGCTCCTCACTACTTTTGAAAATATGAGCGAACGTACTTTTTTCGTCTGATAGATTGAGACCAAGTTGTGACGGAAAACGCTTGATGTAATTATAAAATTCAAACATCTTTTTATCATCATCTCCACATCTGTCAATTAACAACCTGATAAACGCAAGAAGACAATCGGAGTCGTTGCCGAAATTTTCCTGAGTGGAGAACTGGGTTTTGTCAACATCTTGTTTTAATTTACGGATAGCGGCTATTGCAGTGTTGAAATTACGTTTTGCATCGTAACGCAGTTCATAGCCTTGTTTACCCATTTCACTTCTCAAGTCATAGAGAAGGGTTTCTACAACATCTGTCAACACATAGGTTAAGTTGAGTGTTGTATTAAGATTTGTTGTTCCTACTAACATGATTTCACTTGTTTCTTATTTGAATGAATCCTCGTTTTTCTGTCTCTCTAAGGAGTTTCATATCTTCTTCCTTGATATCACAGGGAGTCTCACCGTTCACGGTAGTATAGTCCGGGATATTAAACTTATCCCTGATTCTCTTTTTGATTCTGGGTATATCTTTGGGATCAAGATGCCTTGTTTCCCAATAAATAGTTACTTTCATGATTCTTGCTTATTATAAAACTCTTTCAATTGCATTTTCTGCTTTTTAAATCTTCTTTTAACCAACTCATCCATTAAACTGTTAGATATACGCAAGGCATTGATAGCAGATTCATCACCAGATGATGCACGCTTTTCAAGTTCCGTCCTATACTCTTCATAGAACATACCGGACATAGACTTTAATTCATCCTCTATATGCGATTTATGCTCATTCCAGGACTGGGTGTCGGCAGCAGTACATCGTTCTTTATTATACTCACGAAGCCAACTCATAATCACCTGCCCATCAATACGATTGTATATTCGTCCGTATTTCATCTTCATGGCATTTTTAAAACAGAGTTTCAAGTCGTCCATTTTGAAATACGGATATTCCTCCATAATCAAATCAACGGTTATAGCTACCTGAACATCAGACATAGTTTCAGTAGCATTGAAAAACTCCAAAGCATCGGCAAGTAAAAGAACAACGGCAGCTCTTGACTTTGTTTCTCCAAGTATCCTTGTGATTGTTCCTATTGCTGGTTCTGAACTTAAAAATACATCTTCAATCGTTTTGGGGCGAAGCATCTTGCAATATCGCTCCGGCGAGGTCTTTAAGGCGGCTAACCGACTCTCTTCTTGTGGCGGCAGTATCAGTTCGTTTTCCATTGTAATTACCTTCTAAAATTTTAGTGTAATTTGCTTGTTTAAATATCCAATCAAAGTTACACTTCCAGTTGCGGTCATTTCCTCCAAGAAGAAAGGGACTCTGAAGAACAAGATTGAAAGCTGTTCTGACGGATTCTTTGCCATATTGGGATATCCGGGCTTTTACGGCTTTTTTTCTATCCTCGGTCATTGACTTTATCTGCTGAAGTTTGTCCTTGAATGTAGCGTTATAGTATTCCATTAATCCATTGTAATCAACCTTTTCAGAGAGGGAGGGCGAAGAAAGCTTGTCTTTCTTTGATACTCCGTTAGGAGTATTTTCTTTCTTTTGATTATTAAGAGACATATCTATGCACTCTCTTTCTTTATCTTTCTTTGTATTTGTGCCCTCCGTGTGCCCTAATTTTTGTGAAAATTCAAATTGTGGCGGGTTATTATTCATAGGCTGTGCCGCAAGTTGTGCCTTTAGTTGTGCCCATTCTTCTTTTAAACTATTGATCTCCACGTTAATATCCGTGCCCTTAATTGTGCCCTTAGTTGTGTCTACATCGTTATATTCGTCATATTTGCACAATGTTATGATATTGATGCCTTGCGTACATTCAGAAGTTATCATGCCTTCTTTCCGTAGGTGCTCCAAAAAAGAACGGACTTTCTTTTCTGACCATTGCCAACGTTTTGCTAAAAACCTAATGGATGCTGGGTATTGCCCACGATTATAGACCACCTCTCGACCTCCGATACACTCCTTTCGGGGCGTTGCATCAAATCGTGCAGACTGTATTAAGTCTAACCACGCTTCGCAACTGCTAAATGTCCGGGCTTCATTCCACATTATATTCGAGAAGAACCTGCGGCTTAGTTTTATAAATCCTTTATCGTTTTCCATTTGCTTAGAATCTTACGTTAGTTAATTGTCTACCATTAGAATAAACTACCCACTTACCGTTACCCCTATCAAACAGTCGTAAGTCCGACACCTCCCCGAAACGTTTGATGTTACCGCATAAATCCACAATCCAACCACATTCTTTAGAAGGATGCGGGCGGATGGCACGACCGACTATCTGATACCACATGGCCAGTGACATCGTAGGACGTGCCATTACGACCGTATCAAGTTCCGGATAGTCAAAGCCGGTGGTTAATACCCCGACATTGGCAACAACAGATATTTCTCCTGCCTTAAAATGCTTGAGAATCATTTCACGAGTGGATTTTGGAGTATCACCGGATACAATAGCGCAACCAGGTATTGACATCGTTAACCGTTCCGCTTCTTTCAAAAAACGGGTAAAGACCAAAATGCCCTTCCGTTTTCCTCCGGCTTTGGGATTCATCAGTCTTTGGACGATATGAACGAGATAACCGTAGAAGTCTATCCGTTCATATTCTCTTTGGACTGACCTATCTGTATAGTCGGCACCAGTGGTATTTACTTTCAAATTGAGTTCATTCCATCCGGTCGGATTCATCGGATAGTAGTTCAGCTTCGCCAAGTAGCCCATATCTAATAGGGTTGATACCTGTACATGATAAATGACCTCTGAAAAGACATGAGGTTTTGTCCGAGTGATGAATTTCAACATAGAGCCGAAATCACGTGAGGAAGATAATCTATAAGGAGTTGCAGTCAAGCCTAGAACCTTACACTTCACCGCATTGAAGAAATCCTTGTACATCCCCTCTTTAGGGTTAACAAGGTGGCATTCGTCCACAATGATGTTCTTGAAGTGGGTAAACAGTTCGGGATGATTCTTCACGCTGCCTATGGTGGCAAATGTTATCCGGCTTATCTCCTTTGAGTTGAATGAAGCTGAATAGATGCTGCAATCAAGAATACCGTATGAACAGAGTTTCTTGAAATTCTGTTCGAGTATTTCCTTCGAGGGCTGGAACACCAAGGTATGACCGTCAAGCCTTGCAGCTATATCCGCTATAATAAGCGACTTTCCGCTGCCCGTAGGTAGCACCATAATGGCATTTGTTTTCTTCGCCCTGTTATTGAAGAAAGAAACGGCAGTATCAGAGGCTTTCTGTTGGTAATCTCGTAGTTTGTACATTGTCTGCTCTTCTTTCTGTAACGGTTCTGATTCTTCCAAGTTTCATTATCTCATCGCACATCCAAGTATATCCACAGAAACCTTTAGATTTCCGCATTATTTTTTTAGATTCGCTTGGTGTAACATATCTGACTTCCACATTTGCTACCCATCCATCGCCAAAATCATAATAGAAGTTTCCTTCTTTTAGATTTGAATAGATTGGCTTTCCACGTCTAAATGCAACCTGCGAATAGGCATATAAATTTCCTTCTCCAGTCCATTTACCATTCCATGAATTGTTTTTGGGCATAGTGAGGATAAATAAAGCTATTGTCTTATTTTCTTTTTTTATCGGTGTGAGTTTATATTCAACTCCTTCAATGATAGTGGATTTCATATTCCTTTCTCCTTTCGTAACTTCTTATTAAGTGCTTTGTAATACTTGATTAGCTGTTCGTACTCAAAATCAGTCATTTTGGAAGTGCTGGCAACTTTGACTCTCAGCAAATCAAACTTCTGTTGACCGATTTTAGCAATTAGATTCACCCGATAGCCTTCCAAATGGTCGGCTTTGAACCTGTTGCAGTGCCGGCATTCGGCATGGCAATTATTCTCATCAAACCGTGTTGCCAAATGTGTACGACTGAAATAGTGCCCGCAGTCTGCTTGTGTAAACGGCTTTATCTGTCCGCACGAGATACATCTAAAATACCCGTTTGGCATTGCATCACGAAGCCGGATAAAAAGGGAAAACTCTTTGTCGAGCTTAGCTTTCAAATCCGGCTTCTTCTTTACTGTTACCCCTGCTTTATCAAACAGAGGTAAAGGTTTGTCTTTCTTTTTAGCCTTAGTTCGTTTTATGTAGTACGGCATTCTACTATAGGTTTACACAATTCAACAACTCGTTTACAATCCTCCACATCAAACATTCCTATGTGGCAAACTTCATGTGGTATTCCTAATTGAATGGATAACCACAAATAAGCTTTATTCCTATTTGAAGTGTTGGGGATATGTTTCTTCCAAATCTTATTGATTAGGCCTGTTTTGGCAATCTGGTCAAAATAGAAGTGAGCTTCTTTCTTTGCTTCTCTCAATTCCGCATTTGCCAAACGCCCCAATGCCTGGTCTGTACCCTTGTGTACACCAACGTAAGCTCTACAATCACGACACAGATAAATCATTCCGTAGGAGCGTCCGTAGATTATGGAACTATCCACGTATTCGGTAGGCTTACCGCAATAGGGGCAAATCTTACCTGCTATAATTTCATCCATAATTTTTTAATTAAAAGCCCCGAAGCGTATTCTCCGGGGCACAACCATTATTTACTGACCCTTGCCATTTATGTGTGGCTCACATTTATGTGGTGGTAGCAGGACTTGCACCTGCACGATAGGAGTTTCACTTAGTTTTATTGCCGTTGGTGTAGTTTCGCCAACCCATACATTGTCTTTTTCATTTTACACGGGACTCCTGTTCATTTCCGTCAATCTTTCAATTGCACTCTGTCACATGTCCGACTACCCGCAACCTATCTATAAGTATGTCTCAGCTTTAGCGTCTCTCATTGTTCCGCCATACCACCATGTTCGCCAACTCTATCTTCACAGACCGAGCAGGCAGGTTAACAAAGTTATACTTCAATGATTACGATGTCCGGTGCAATATGCCTGATTTGTTCCAATTGTTCATCAATAACCTTGTTCTTGTATTCTTCAATAGCTTCATTCGCACCAGCAGATATAAGAGAAAGAGAAACATCCCGACCGTCCACATCTGCGTAAATCTCAACCTCGATTTCTTCACAGGCAAAACCTTTAAAAAGAGGAATATTTAGCTTGAACGATTTTGGTAAATTAGAATCAACCACCTGAGAGTAATTATCTACTTTGCTTCCATTTTCTTCCTTACTGCGTTCGATGTCTTGGTTTACTTTTGCCTTGAAGTTCTTCAAAGTAGAAACAAGCATCATATTTTGCGATTTATCGGTAAAGAAAGCACGGTGCATCTTGATAAACTTGGATAATTTGATAGGCTCCCATCGCTTTTCAGTGTTGATTCCAAATTCAACCATTTCTTTTGAAGCCTGCAAAAAGCCGTTGATTTCTGTTTGATAGTAGCTGGTTTCATCAATCGTCAGAGCCAGTCCCATCTTATCACGGTTTACGATAATGTTTGTTGCTTTCTGATTAATCAGTTCGACACGTTTCTCCAACCATCTGAAAGGTGCGTCTATAGTTCCACTGATAACGACTCTTTCCGGTTCTTTTGGGTCGAGTGCTACGGGTGCTTCTCCCTCTCTCAATACTACTTCAATTGGTGCACCGTTATAATCTTTCGGTACAATCACGTTTAATTTGTTTTCGCTCATGATTCTGTTCCTGTTTTACGGTTAATATTAAAAATAGTTCTTTGCATTTCCTGCGGCATAATGGGACGGGAATAAACCAGCTCACCAAGCTTGTTGTAATACCCGACCATTTTTTCTTCATGATAGAGAATTTTTACACACTCTTCATTTTCAACATATTCAGAACCTTTCTTTATGTTTTCAAGAAGTTCCTGTTTTCTTTCATTCAAAGGCTTTAATTCAGCCTTAAATGCTTCCATAGCTTCTTTTTTTTCTACCTCAATATCATTAATTTGAATTGAGGTTTCAGCAAGAGACTCTTTCTTTTGCGCCAACTCATCCGGTGTAAAACGGTGAGTATAGCCAATCTCTTCCACTGCATCGGCATTGTCCTGTAAGAACTGCCATCTATCCTTTTCGGGGATTTCTTGACCTAAAAATTTGTCCATAAACTATATGATTAAATAAATTCTTGATTTCTTTGTATTTCCTGCTGAGCATATACCAGCATTTGATGTTCATTTGCAGCCGGCAGATAGATACCTGCCACTGATGCACTCCAATTACGGAAACGATCAATACTTAGGGTCATTTCCCCCGTTGTCAGTTCGGCAGAACTGCGCAAATAGGTTACTTCATTGCCTTTCTTGTTGACCGTCTTTCTCTCAAACAAATCACGGTTGCAAGTCCTCTTATAAAAATCAATTTTTGCTTCATCGAGGCTGCAACCGTACTCACTACCGAAATACCCTAAAAGAAGATGCAAGTAGCTGTTTTGGGCAAGCGTGCGGTTAGGTAGTTTCTTTTTCACTTCCACCACCGCACGTTCACTAAACAGCTTGTTTACATACTCCTTGAACTTGGGTATTTGATATTCATTCTTCAAGTCGAACAACATACGCTAAAAAGGCAAATCGTCCTTTACATTGCCATTAGCATCAACCGGAGGCGGGAAATTCTGCGGCTGTTGCTGATAGGTCGACTGTGGCGCTGGCTGTTGTACCGATGTTGTTTGTTGGGATTGCGATACACCACCACGCGCATCTATTTTGTAGCACCGAATAGATGCCATACGTTTGAGTTCTCCGTCTTGATTCGTCCAAGAACGCCCTTGTAAGACAAATGATACAGTAACAACATCACCCTGATTAAAGCGGTCAAGTTCTGCACACTTATCGCCTGAAAACTCTAAGGGAATAACATTCTCATACTCGCTACGCTCTCCCGTATAAGGGTCGTAAGTGGTAGCATCTAAAATGAACTCCCGTTTTGTAAACGAGGAACCACCGTTTTTGGATGGTATTTGAACAGTTTGTCCGATTTCGATTATCCGTCCGGTTATTTGGTTTGCCATAGTCAATCTATTTTTTCTTTTATTAAATATTTAATTAAATCCCTGTATTCTGCCCATTCTAGAAATGAACGAAGCAAATCCCTATTATCCCGTTCCATCCCATCATACCGGTAGCAGGTTATCGCAGGAGAATATCTTTCAAGCGGTAACCCTCTTACATCATATCCATGCTTGTCTATTTTATAGCCATCGAACACAAATAAGTCGAAATGGAATATATCCGCTTTAAAAATCTCAAGATAAAGCCGCCATTGGCAAGAATTGATATAGTCAGTATCAGACGGGGAAGAATACTTAGTCTTTATATCCCGTATCTCTATACCGTCTATCATATCAGCGCATCCGGTTATGACAGCATCTCCAAAATCTTTGTAAATGCGTATTTCATGGAAAGCGTCGGGATGTTCGTTGCGGTAATCCATTGCGACCTTACACTGATTCACATCCAAAATAACACCGAAGCCATCAATATTGAATTTGCGTCCACAAGGAACTGGTTCTTTCTGTTCTTTTCCATAGTAAAGGAAGGTACGTTCCCCGGCAGAAACTTTATCACACACAGGCTTCCCCGTTTCCACAATGGAGTGGAAAGCGGTGCCTATGCGAGTGTATTCATTCCCGGCAAATATACCTGTTATGCTTTCTATTACAGATTGCTCGGTAATTTCATAATTGGCATATTCGCTCTGTTCAATGTACTTTCTGTATGCTTCGAGTTGTGTAACTCTTATAAGAGGCTTAAGCGGCTGCATCTTTTACGAATTTCTTGTTTTCGTACTTATACCCCTTGGATGCAAGGTTAGACTTCATTTCAGAGAAAAACGGATACTGAAGTACTTGTGGTAATTCTTTCATTGCTTCGATGAGTGCAGCTATATCTTCATCTGTCATAGCGGATGCGAGATTATCTCTAAGAACAGCAAGCATCTCATTGGCTTTCTTCTGTTCCTCTGATTTATTTTGTATTGCTTGCTTTACTGTAGAAATCACATTTTCCATAAATGTAGAAAAATCAGCACTAGATGATTCTGGTATTTCCATCATCTTTAATTGTGCTACATTTTTCCCAATAAAAGTATCAGTTGGTTCGAATGAAATAGTGCGCTTACCATTTACTTTAGATATATATCCTACCTGATCAGCAATACGGAGAAGCAAATCCTTACTCTGTCCTGTGCAATCCGGTGAATGCTTTATTATGTCACCCTCAGCCACCTCTTTATCATGGCAAATAAAAATAATGTCAGAACCATTGGAACGAAGTTGATTAACAAACGACTTAAAGTCTTCTGCTATTTGCCCAAATCTTTTTAAAGTATTGGTTGCTAACTTGTAGTTGTTTTTTACAGCAAAATTCATCAGATAATCATCCAAGCACGCCTTAGCAGTATCGCAAATGATAGTACTATAAGACTTCATTGTTTCATATTCCGCCGTTATATCTTCCCATTTGTTGGCGATAAGGGTATCACATCGTTGTACAGCTCTATCATATCCTCTATCTGTATCTATTAAAAGAGGATTATACGCAGTTGTAGCAACAGAAGTTTTTCCTGTTCCCGGTGTGCCATATAGCACGATAATCACTGGACGTTCAGGAGTTACATCATTTTTTTTAATAATTGGCATATCTCATATTATTTAAAGTGGTTTAAATTGCTCCCGGAGTGCCGATCAAAGCAAACCGGGATTAAGTTAAGATAGTTTGCGGATAATCTCACCGCCATACGAGTTTTTAGTCAGTTCTATAAACTCATATACAGTAAACCTATCATTGTCTACATCTATACCTTTGTCCTTACAAAAAGCTTCTCTTCCAGCCTTGCAACTCCCAGTGAGTACATGATGCCATATAAACAAGTCTTTAGCAGAATACTTTCTAGAAAAGTCAGAAAAATGCTCTTTAAATTTAAGAATCCTTTCCTCTTCTGTACTATCATCATAAAGCTTTTCTCGCAAAGATTCAAATGCCTCATGTAGAGTATTACCATGAGAAAATTGATTGTTCTCTTTTGCTATAAAACAGGGAGTAAGAGATAAATCAGACTGAAGGATAAAACCTTTTGCGATATTACCCTTTACATTTGTGATAATAGTAGGTATACTATCTACTACATAAATAGAATTCCCATTTATGGATTTTATGCCACAGCCAGAGCCACAGCCATAGCCATCGCCACAGCCAGAGCCATAGCCAGAGCCATAGCCATAGCCAGAGCCACAGCCATCGCCACAGACAGAGCCACAGCCATCGCCACAGCCATCGCCAGAGCCATAGCCAGAGCCATAGCCATAGCCAGAGCCACAGCCATCGCCACAGACAGAGCCACAGCCAGAGCCACAGCCAGAGCCATAGCCATAGCCAGAGCCAGAGCCAATACTTAGAAACTGCTTTATTCTATCTTCCATTACCTTGCCCATACCGGTACACTTTCAATAGATTTTACAGCTTCATCCGAACACGGGATAATTTCAATCACATCCAGGATCTCTATCTCTGGAACCGTAACTGTGAATTTGCATTCATGTGGGTTAGTTGTACCATTAACTGCTAATTGAGATATACTAGCAGCACCATCCCAATACCACAATCTACGACAATTTGCGAGCTTAACCTCTCTACCATTTCTTTCTACTAACTCTCCGAAAAATACACCGGAGCGATCTCCTCTTACAATTACTTTTTTCATAACTATATATATTATTAAAGTGGTTAATCGAAAATAAAGCGTCTATTTTCACAAACCGACGCTTTTGAGAAGTTTAATAAAACAAAAAACATTGTTCCTAGATACCGAACCAACGGACACTAGGATAGTATAGAACATGTAAAACTCAAATACAGGGACTCGCACCCTACGACATCCTGGGGTGTCGGCATTGGGTTAATTAATAAATGAATGGAATATAATTTTATAGCTATTTTACATTGATATACTTATTTAAATCAATCGTAGCCAAAGCTTGTTTAATCTCCAATCTGGAATAGCATACAGGAGAATTTTTACCTATCCCTTTTCTTTTGCCTTTTATTAATCCTTCTGATTCCATTTTGTTTATATATGAAGGATCGATACCAAGAACCTTGAACCATCTAACCAACTCCCTTGTGCTTATATTATCTTTCGTTGGTTCATAAACTTTAATAGCCTTCATGTACCCAACTTGAACCATATCAGCCATAATGTTTTTTAATTGATATAAATCTAGCTCTAGCTTTGTTTTCATAGCTATTGTGTATTACTACATAAATTATAAATTAATAGTTTCTAACTACATAAATAAATCCAGCTTCTTTAAATGAGACCATTTTATATAAAAGTTGATCCTTCTCAATGATCCTCGCTTCTCTAGCTAATCTATTCAGTTCTATAGTAATTCTACGTATTTTTAATACCATTTCTTCGCTATAGTCAAATTTGACATCGTCTTTTTTCTTTAGAAGTTTCTCTTCTATACGTATCCTTTCTTTGCTTTTATCAAATCCTTTTTTTCCTTTCATAAACAAATATTTAAATTATTAATTTGTGGACAATAAAGGAATCGAACCTCTTTCTCACCCATACAAGTGCGTTCTAACCAGTAAACTAATTGCCCGTTTGCCTGTATCACGTCAGATACAGGACTTAATCGAAACACGAATTTTCACACATAAAACAGCTATTCTCCCGAACCGCATACCTATATCACTTTTCTCTCTTTAGTCTCTTTTGGTGCTTTTCCATGTATATGGAACATAATGCAAATACAGCAAAAGAAAGCCAAAATACAATATTCATTTCGTTTGCAAGCAATACTGTTAATGCAAACGATATTGCCCAAATTCCTAATAGTGGAGTACGTTTCATAAGATTAATTATTTGATTATTATTGTGGATAAGCCCGGACTCGAACCGGGACGGAGTTATTGGGCTTGTTGTCTTGCTTTTTACAATATACAACTTCCTGTTGTTTATTACCTCCACCGTGATAACCGCGGTGCGCCTACCAATTACGCCACTTATCCTTATTAAAAAGTGCACTATCTTCACAGACCGTACACTATACAACACACAAACACAAAATAAAACACTACAGAAAAGTGCCCTACCCGATTCTCACTACCGGATGCCAGTTTCAAACTGTCAGTAGGGCTATATTACAATCAGCGTACGGACGCCTATTCCCGTTTTCTTACTGATAAAGACGATGTTTTTCAGACTGATTTTTTCGATATATTACTTACTCACGTTGCTTCCTTCCGCTCATATCATCGCTGGTTGGCTATTACGCTATACTCCGCCTCGGCTATAATGCTTATTAGCGCAGGCTACTTTAACGTGCCCTGAACACGGCTTCATTTTTGAGGGTTAAGCCTCCCATCCCGAATTAGGATTCATCGGTTTACCGTTGTGCTCTGAAAGCGTTTCGCTCGCTTCTTCCGTAGGTCCTAACCTAACAGAGATTCGTAAAATTTTATACTTTCCAAAAAGGAATCTATAATTTCACTTTTAGTTTTATTACTTTTCGCCAATTTCCTAACAGTGGATTCATCATAAGTTTCTAAGTCTTTCACATATTTACGAAGAAAGACTAATTGATTATTTATATATTCTATATCCATAATTACCTCCAAGAACTATCACGATTTATATAATCAGCATGATTTCCGGTAAAGAACGCTTTCAATACATTACCTTCTTTTTTAGGAAACTCCGGCTTATATGACTTCTTTTCCTCTTCAATCTCTCTATATTCTTTTTGTTGTCTCTTTGCCAAGAGCCAAGCCTGTTTCAATGATTCACTCAAAGAAATACGACGATACGCTTTCAAGATGTGAGCGTGTTTCATTATCTCACTGTTATTGAATTTTCCGTTTTCTGTCAAAAATGTAAATGCGTTCATCTTAATGACTTTTAGTTATTACTATTGTTTCTATCAAATTTTATCCTTTTATTTGTATTGGATTGATTTGGTATTGCAAAGATACTAGCTATTTTGGAAAGCACAATAAAATACTAATTAAAATAGTTAGTAAAAACATTATTTAACTATTAGAGTGGATTATACATTATTATATTATGAAACAGAAAGCTACTTTAATGATTAGCATTGCTTCCCTCATTATAAGCATTGCTTCTATTTGCCTGGTAAGTCTTAGATGTGAACCAATGAAAGCGGATTGGTTAGGAATACTTGTGGGTATATTAGCCTTTTGCACTACAATATTAATTGCTATAGTAGGAGGTGGTTTTTATTTTAATCATGAAATAATTAATAAAAAAATAAGAGACTTAGATAATAGATATGCAGACATCGCTTCTGACAGTTTATTTTATAATCATATAAATGATATTCAATTTTTTACATATCATAAATATGGGGAATATTTTAGTTCATTGAACGCCTGTATATCAGCATTAAAGCATAATTGTGATGAAGGTAAAAGAAGAATGTTTATAGAATACATAAATAATATCACAAGATCTTATCATATAGAAATGAATAAAAAGGATATTGTCATAATAATAGATGCTTTAAAAAGAATAAAACATATAGAAGGAATAGAAGAATTAATTGAACAATTTAATCAAATAAGCAAGAAGCTTTCTTAAAATAGTCTATTGCAATTAGTAATACAAAAATAAAATATCCAATAATAAATCCTATTAGAATTGATATATTACGGTTTTGTGATAAACAAGCTACCAAAGTAAATATGAGAATAAAAATACCGAAAAAAAACATAATATAAAGCACATATTCCCAATGCGATTTAATTTTTCTCATAATCAATTTGGATTAGCTGTTATTAATTGAAAATAAAAATATCCGCAATAGGTTGCAGCTACTACGGATACCATATATTAAACCTCTAACGAGGGAAGTTTAACCACTTTGTCTCTGTAACATCTGCAACTTGTTACGATGCAAAGATACAGAAATAAATTCAGTATGACAACAAAAGATAGATTAATAACATTTCTTGCATATATAAATATAAGTCAAGGAAAATTCGAAAAGGGGGTTGGTTTATCAACTGGTTTTGTTAATAATGTAGGAGACAGTATAAGAAAATCTACTCTTGATAAAATTTCCTCTGTATATCCTGAATTAAATACAGCATGGCTACTCACAGGCGTTGGAAATATGATAAATGAAAATAAAAACAACGTAGGAAGAGATAACTATGGTGTGCAAGGAAACGGTTCTCAAAATATTTCAGGCAACATGGTCAACGTAACTATGCCCGAATCCGGAACTCAAAAAATTATTAAGCCCACCGGTGAAGTTGAAATACAGCGACTAGACCCAAGCGACAAATCAAACTCGGGTGAGCTCGATAGGCTACAACAGCGTATCCAAGATTTGGAAAGAATCATATCTGAAAAAGACGCTACAATAAAGTCTAAGGATGATTTAATATGTGTTTTAAAAGATATGCTCAATAGGCAGTAAGTATTAGGTTTAGGTTATGTTTTATTTGTAAAATAATAGAACATGCAAAATACAAAAAAGTTGAATAAAACCAATATAGAAAGTAACAAATTATCATAATTTAAACGCAATAAGCAATAATAGGATACATTAATCAACAAAAATGCTATACATTAAAACTAGCTGACAGCATTTTATAGAAAAGCTATGAATATAAAAAGAAACTGCATATTTCTTTTAGACAAAGAGAAAGACAAACTGGATGCAAAAATTCGCTACAGGATAAAGTGGGACAGAAATACAGTTGCATTTAACGTCGGGCATCGTATAGACATAGACAAATGGATACCAGATGCACAGCGATGCAAGAATAATACAACTCATGGAGCTAAGAAAACGCATTCTTCTATTATTAATAGGGATATTCAAAAATACCAGGATATATGTGATACAGTCTTTTTTTATTTCGAACAGCAAAACATATCTCCAAGCCCCGAAGAATTTAAAAATGAGTTTAACCAAAGACTTGGTAAAAAAGTAAAACCAGAACGGACTATATTTGAATATCATATAGAGTTTATGATAGAACAAGGTCACGAAAGTCAATGGAGTGAATCCACATACAAAGAGCATAGGACAATACAACGTAGACTGAAAGAGTTTGCTCCTAAGTTAGAGTTTGAGGATTTAACCCAGAAGGGGCTTTCCAAATTTGTTGACTATCTGCAAACTATACAAGTCAATTCAAAGAAAAAGGGATTAAAGAATTCCAGCATAAGAAAGAATCTAGATAATTTAAAATGGTTTCTTCGTTGGGCTACCAATAAAGGATATAATAAAGAAATGGCTTTTACAACTTTTCAGCCCAAATTGAAGGAGGTCAAGAATGCAATCGTTTACCTTACATGGGAAGAACTAATAAAATTATACAACTTCAAAGTCCCTTCAACCTGCCCCCATCTAGAAAAAATAAGAGATGTGTTTTGTTTCTGTTGTTTTACATCATTGAGATATTCAGACGTTGCAAATCTTAAAAGGGCAAATGTGTTTGAAGATCATATACAGGTAACGACTATCAAGACTTATGAGACACTAAGAATCGAACTAAATGATTATTCAAAAAAAATATTAGATAAATACAAAGAAGAAACATATAAAAGGGATTTGGCTCTTCCTGTAATATCCAATCAAAAAATGAATGATTATTTAAAAGAACTAGGAGAGCTATGCTGCATAGATGAACCTGTATCCATTACATATTATAAAGGTGGAGAGCGATATGATGAAACTTATAAAAAATACGAGCTTTTGACTACACATTGCGGAAGGAGAACATTTATAAGTAATGCTATTATGTTAGGGATTGCACCTGAAATTGTAATGAAATGGACTGGACATGAAGATTACCGGACGATGAAACCATACATAGCCATTGCGGACAAAGCTAAAAAAGATGCGATGGATTTATTCAATAAAAGATAGTCCCCAGCACAAAAAACAGGGACTAAATCAGGGACTTTTTAATTACCGATACTAACCTATAATGTCTATAATATATTCATATAAGGTATATATAATCCCATAATAGCCGACATTTACTTTCAGTATTTTATATTAGTCTTCTCGTACCCACTACTAAATAAAAGAGGGAATGTAGTTTAACTACATTTCCTCTTTTATTTTATATATCTTAAAGTAGGAATCTTTATCTATCCTCAGCCGGATTCTGTCTTCCCGCTTTTGCCCAGCCAGATTAACAAATAAGTTAAAGTATAATTGACTAAAAGAAAGCTCGGAATGATCATAAGTTATATCAAATGTCCAGGTCCTGCGAAATGAATCAAAAGTAGCAAAAGACTGTTCCCCTCCTTTACACATAAAGACTTCCGGGAAAGACGCTGGCGGATAAGGCTGGAATAAACCGGCCAGTTGAGCATAAACATAATCAATCATCCATTCATCGTCGGTTAAAGTTAACTCTCCCTTTAAACGAAGTTTAATGGCATAACTAGCAGTAGCATCTGCGGAAGTATAAACAGGAATCTGGCTTTCTACCGGATAATTACCGTCTTTGTAACCGAGGCTCATAGTCAATACGGATTTACCTACACCATTGAACTCTGCAACCTCCCGGGTTCCCGACTGATTTTTCAGATTAATCATAAACGTCAGCTTGCCAAGAGTCGGATCACCCGGATACTGCGCAAGCGTATCCAATACATAATCCTCTTCATTATAGCTCTCAGCCACCAAAATACTATTAGATCCTACTTCCAGAGCCGGACCGCCTTTTTCAATATCCACATTACCCACAGGATAATATATCGCATCATTATCCTTCACACAACTGCAAAAACAAAGCAGCAATACAGCCGCTCCTATAATTTTATTCATCAT